CCGGCCAATCTGATGGCTGGTAACGTGTCAGCGTGTATCCTACTTCAACGCCTGCCACTGCCTTGTAGCTGTCGCCATCATGTGTGTAATAGTCTTCATATTTCGTCTGCCAGTCTGGGGGCTTCTCTGTCTGAAGTATATAATTTGTGGCGATTTGTGCGCTGCTCATATCTAACACCTCTGCCACTTCATCCTCGCCAGTTAGTACCTGCCTTGATGTGTCAAGGATATAATCCGAGTCTTTCAGTGGGTTCTTGGTCGTAGCGTATGGCTGAATTCCTCCGTTCTCGTCCGTGAAGATGTGTATCACTGCCCTGTCTGCAAGATCTCCCTGTCCCAGGCATAACATATGATTGACTGGTGAATACTTTCTCGCCACTTCAAAATTAACCTGTGACGTGTCGAATTCCTCATCCTGTGAATAGTCATGAATCTGTTCCGCGCGCATTACCACCTTGCCGTTCTGCCATTTTAGCTTGAGTTTTGCCCCGGAATCCTTAAGCATTGTCCGGATTCCCTTATATCCTGTGACATATCTGTCGAATTGATAATGTACTGTGATGCCTGAGTCTTCTGTAGATGCCTCAAACAGGGTCAACAGGTCAAGCCTTTTAATCAGATCAGCAAGCACTTCATGCGCCTCACCATCCGCCACTAGATAGTCCTGCCCCGGATCCGGACACAGCACCTTATGGTCTATGTATCCCTGCCACGTTGGACCTGAGTATGTAACTTCATTGGATTTGGTGTTGACCTTTATCTTCTCGATAACTCCGCCATATTCCTCGTCTTCAACATATATGTAGTATCCGGCTTTACAGCAATGCGCCGCCCGATCAATCTTGAGTTCAAAGTCGTTCTCATCTTTTCCGTAGGACAGGTCTAATGTGTATGCATCGAATATGTCTATGTCTTTCTTTGTGTCATCTGCATATATCAAATCCATTCCGGCTCACCTCTTTCGTCATATACAGTGATGTCAAACGCCAGCTCCTTAGTCTTGAGTATTCTCAATGTTCCTGCCGGCAGTTTCTCAAATATGTAGCTGTCTCTGGCTCTTGTGTGGTATATGTTCTCTTCTCGGCCATACTGATCGTATTTTTTTATTGTCTTTGATATAGTGTTAATAACAGCGTACTCGCCTGCAGCTATATCTGCATCCATACCATACTTATGGTCACCGATGGTTATGGTCGGCTTTGATATTGGTCCAAATATAATCATTTCAAAGTTTGCTCCAGCAACCGTATCAACGTTCAGTATCTCTATGATCTCAGCCTGTCCATAGTCATAGCCTCCATAGTCGAATCCGTCATAGAATCCTTCCATGCCGTAATCCAACGCACCAACCTCTCCGGATGATGCTATGTAGCTGTGCTTATAATCCTTAGTCCACATAGGATGGAGACTCAGCACTGTCAACTGTTTAGTCACAGATTCAAATAATTCATCATAATCTGAGTGTTTCTTACTAACTATGTATGCCCGCTTGTAATAACCATTCCACCATATTTTACCTGGTAACATACGCTGCACATCTCTGTCAAACACTGTGTACATGTGGTTCATCAGCTCATTGAACTCTTCGGCACTATCAGCCATGATATCAAGTGTCAAGCTGTACGTTTTGGTGTCCTTATAGAATCTCTTGATCTTGCCTATGCCATTGATACCGGTTATGGTTGTGTAATTCCACTCATCATCAAGCAGACTTTCAGGCGTCTGGGCGTATATCCCACCACTCATGAAGTCTATAATCTGTCCGTCTGAGCTTTCGTAATATAATGTCATACCGGCCGCCTTTCCAATCTTCCGATCTCCCTGCCATTGAGGTTGATGGTGATGTTCATTCTTGCACACGCCTTTGCTGTCGCCTCGCCGAGCAGATCATAGTCTATCTGACCTGTTCCGCCTGCTGCCTCGACAGCCTCCGCAACATATCCCTGCAGCACATCGATAGGCGCTATTGCCTCATATCCGGCCTCGCCGCCAACCATCGGTGTTCCCGATGGACTTGTGCCGAACTGTGTAGCTCTCTTCAGCACTGCACCGGCTCTATACCATTCCACATCAACCGTCGGCTTTGTTCCCTTTCCGGCTATTCCCCATGGTGCCTCGCCGCCGCTTATTTTAAAGTGGGGGAGCTTAATATCTGGGAGTTTTATCTTCAACTTTTCAAAGATTCCCTTTATCTTCTCAGCCAGATTAGATATGGTTTCTTTTGCCGTCTCAATCGGATGGGTGATTGCTTCCTTCACCTTACTGAATATATTCGACGCCGTTTTCTTTATCTTCGAGCCTATATTGGATATTGTCGAATGGATCTTGTCCATGAAATTGTCTATAAATTCACGGAAGCCTGAGCAGTTATCGTAAAGCAGTTTGAATGCACCGGCAAATGGATTAACAAGCAGCAAGAGAAGTCCCTGCCAGTTGCTCTTGATCCAGTTAAGTATATTTACGAAAAAACCTTTCACTTTTGCGATTCCATTGCTTACCGATTCTTTCACCGACTCCCATGCAGCCGCCATCTTTTCTTTCAGTATTTGAGCCACTTCTATGACCTTCTGTTTGATCTCGTCCCAGTGTTTAACACATAGAACTATGATCGCAATTACAGCTGCTATAGCTGCCGCTATCAATAAGTATGGTGCAAGTGCTGCTGTCTGTGCTGCTACAAGTCCCCAGAGTGTCGTTGTCTCTGCTGCCTCCATAGCCGCTTTGACTCCTGTCACTGCCGACTGCAGAGCCATTGCTGTTGTTAATACTCCTATGACCACGGCTATCGCTGTGATGATTGGCTGCATCTCTTGGAGCTTTGCCACTATAAGCGGTACATTGTTCGACACCTTTTCAATTATCTCTGTCACCTTCGGTATTGCATCAGTAACTATCGGCTGTATGATATCCTGTTTGAGGGTTCTGCCAAGTCCTTCAAGTGAACTGCCCACATCGTCATATCTTATGTTGGCCACCTCGTCCATCTTGCCCTTGGTATCACTAAAACTGTCACCAACAGATGATATTGACTGAATGAACTGTGTGCCACCATCTTCCGCCATTGTTCCGAACGCAAGTGCGGCCAGGTTCATCTTGTCTTGTTCAGTCTTAGCGTTCTGTATGTCTGCAACGATTGACGACACTACATCCTTCTGAGTTGCGCCGCCGTTCTGCCATTTTGCGAACAGTTCCTCAGTCTTCTGACTCCACACACCTGTGCCGTCCTTGACCTCTCCGGTCTTCTCGTCAATCTGTGTCATGGTATCCGCAATAGTTCCATCTCCAAGTCTTGTCGTTACCTCGTTAATGGCGTCATTGACCTTGTCCAGGTTATATGCACCGCCCTCTGAGCCATTCTTTAACAACTGGAAATACTCATCAGCCGTGTACCCGGCCTCAGCAAACTTACCTGCATACTCTGACACGTTATCGCCAAGCTCATCGGTGTAGTTAAGACCCTGCTGTGCACCGCTTGCCATGAGATCGAACGCCTCTGTAGCCGACAGGCCAAAGTGACTCATAAGTGAGTTGACTCCCCTAAGGGTCTCTGTCATATCCATTCCAAATGTATCCTCGAGGGTTATAGCGTTCTCAGTAAGTGTCTTGAGCTGTGATGGATCAACCTCCTTGGTTACTTCCTTTACTTTGGTCATCTTCTCGGCTATATCCGTGAGGCTTTCTCCGAAGTTATCCTTGTATATCTCCTGCATGACCTGGTTGTATTCATCCATGGAGTCAGCCGCTGTGCCTGTAGCAGCCGCAAATCTCGCACTTGCCGCATCTGAGTCCGTTCCGATCTCTGACAACGCAGAACCAAGCCCCTTGATGCCATCGCTCACAAGGTTTGCCATTGCTCCTTTCGCAACAGTATAGCCTTCGCCTGCCTCTTTCGCACTTTCGCCTGCTGCCTCAAGATCCTGCGCATTCTCTTCAAGAGCATTGCTCAGGTTCTTAGCCTCAGTCTGCAGCTTCACTGAGTCGGTCTGTGTGTTAGTGAGCTGTGTCGCTAGCTTTCTTGCCTCGTCGCTGTTCTCACCATATGCCTTTTTAGCAAGATCCAGCTTTTGCGTGAGGGTCTCCTGTTTTCGCTTACTCGCCTCTATCTCCTGTTCAAGGAGCTTCTGTTTCTTGCTGAGGTATTCCTCCTCGTCGCCGGTAGCTTTATACTGAGCCTCTGCAAGTTTCATTTTGGCGGTGAGTTGTGATGTTGTGCTGTCCGACTCCGCCATGACGCTGTCGAGCTCTGCCATAGCCTGTGCATTCTCATCTACTTCCGGTATAAGGTGTGCGAGCTGACCTTTGAGCCTCTCAGCCTGTGCCTGTGAGCTCAGTATCGACCTTGCCCACTTGTCAACTTCAACGCTGTTTTCGCCATATATGGCCTTTGCAGCCTCAAGCTTCTTTGTAAGGGCTTCCTGCTCCTGCTGGTTAGCCTCAAGCTGTCTCTCAAGGATTGATTGTTTCTGGGTATAATACTCGCCCTCATCACCAGTATTCTTGAACTGCGCCTCGACAAGCTTAAGCTCTGCCTTCAGATTCTTCGTTGTATTCCTTGCCGAATCGAGGTTCGCTGTGTATTCTTTTGTGTCTGCTATAAACTTGACGCTTGCCTCGCTCTTCTTCTTAGCCACGTCTCTCACCTGCCTTCTTCACTGCGTAGTTCATCCATCCGTCATAGGCTGCCTTATTTGCTGCAACCGCCGACAGAAAGTTTAAGTCGCTGTCGTAAAATGTTTTTTCCGGGATTCCGAGGATCAACACATAATACGTGTAGTAGTCCTCTATGTCCTCCAGCTCAAACCTGGGTAATTTTATCGACCGTTCTTTCTCCTTCGTGGCTTTCCGGAATGCATCACGGAATCCCGTTTTTTTTTCGCGGAATTGAACAGATTCTCAAACGTCGTTCCAAGTTCCTCCCTATCGTCTGTAACTTCGGTTAGGAATTCTTCAAACGATGGGATATCTTCATCAAGATGTGCGCATGCGTAGGCAATGTAGATGAACTTCGCCATGTCAAGCTCGTTGAAGTCTTCGCCCTTTTTCTGCATTTCCTTGTACTTGGCAAAATATTCATCTGCCAGCGGCTTATTTCTCTTGTTAAGCTCTGCTATAGCGCCAAGATTGAGCGTCACGTTTTCAAATCTTCCATCCGCCATCAGTAATTTGTGGTATACCATTTATTTCCTCCTACAAAAAAGAACACCCTTGCGGGTGCTCTTATCTCTTATACTGCCTTTACAAGTTCTAGTGAGAAGTTAGTAAGCCACTGCTGCTTGATTTCTTCGCTTTCAAGCTCACTCTCAAGCGCCTCGTACATGCATTCACCATTCTCATCCGGCATCAGATCAATAGTCATCTCCAACTCGGCCACTTCTTCCGCTCCGTTTTCGATCTTCCTTGATGGTCCCGACGATAAAATACATCTAGGGTATGCCTTAAACTTTATGTTGCCGTCCTCATCTAACACTTTCTGTGTCAGTGAGAACTCGGGATGCTTACTGTTCTCGCCATAGGCATATACACCTTTGGCGAGTTCCTTTCTCACCATGTTGTATATCTCATTGTAAACGCTGCGTGGTACATGCAGCGACTGCTTTAATGTGCCGTCTCCTGTACCACGAGTTCTTTTCTTGGCTACTTTGCCTCTACACTTCTTCGTTATAGTTTTGACTCCAAGCTCTTCCTCGCTTGAGCCAACACAGTTCATATTTTCAAACGATTTATTTTCAGCTATCTTGATGTACTGTTCAATTATTTCGAATTCCGAAAAAACATTGCTTGTCATTTTTTCTCTCCTTTCTAGGATTTCCTAGTCGCCCAGAAGTTTTCCCAGGCATATTTCTATGATTTTATCTGATGATTCTTCTGCTCCACGCATCATGAAGTGCTGGCCACCAGCATGTCTCCTTGTGTTTTCTCCATCGTCAGGAAAATACAGATAATGATAGGAGCCTCTTGACGCTATCGTAACTGCTAGTAAGCTGTCTCTGTGTTCAAATGGCTTCGCTACACTTGCCGGTTTCTTCTTCTTGTTCCAGTTTCTTCCTGATACTGGCAGGATACTCGCTATGTTCTTCTGAATGACGTCAGCGCCCTCATTATGAAGAACATCGTTGATGACCCTTATTCCGTCATCCTTATATGAATCAATAAGATCATCTAAGACAACATCGCCCTCCAGCTTGAACCATTCTGATCTAACTCCCATTTACACCCTCTTTTCCGGGTGTACGAACGTAATAGTTGCCACCTCAACAACCACATCTGTGTTGCCCTTCGTGATGTATTCATACGGGATATCGTCTGATGTTGCCTTCATTTTTGCGCCGGCGCAACGTGTGCTCTGTGCCTCAATCGCATCAATAACAGTCTGCACATACCCCTCAGGGATACAGTTCTCATGAATGATATGCACCTCATATCTGGTCTGCAGATCGCACCGGTTTGATGCCTTTGAAGTCTTTGTCCTGTTAAAGACAAAGTAATTCCATTCGTCCAGATGATCCGCTGTACAAGTGCCGTAATATGCCCCTGCCATCGGCACATCGCTTGATCTGGCAAGCTCTTCAAGAGTCTTTCTTGTCTCGTCAAGTATTGATTCTGCCTGTTCTCTTTCTTCAGGTATTGACTCCATCGCTTAACTTCCTTTCCTCTTCAAGATATATGTACATTTCCTGCTTTGCCCTGTCGTGATCCAGCTTGATGATGCTGTAGAGCGTGTCACCTGCTATGGCCTTTAATGTAGGATCCACCTTGTATGATCTTGTCTTTATTTTTAAAGAGAGTGTCCTGCCCTGGCTCGATGCGAACTCGATGTCCTCGTCTCTCTTGCTCTTCTCTTCATATGCAAGCTTGACCACCTCTTCAAGATCATCTCGGCTGAGCGCATTCTTGGCAGCGTTAAAGTCTGTTGACTTTTGTTTCTTTTTAACAATGTAAACAATGCCATCATTGTAGTTACTAAACCTGCTCTTTAGCATTTCTAGCCTCCTTCACTCTGCAGATATGCTGTAGTTTCAGGATGTCCGCTCTGTAGGCTCCTTCCCACTCATCAAGTGCCTTGTTGTATGCGTACAGCATATATGAGAGATAGAGCCTGTGAGCCAAGCCCGGAGCGAAATAGTCAAGTTCCGCTCCAAACAAGTGATTAAGCTCTATCTCCCCATCAAGCATCATGCTGATAAGGCTCTCGGTTGTATCCGGATCATTCCAGGTGATCTGCAGGTGTCTTTTGACATCTGTTACAAACTCTTCTGGCATATTGTTCTTATCAAGCATGTGTACTCACTCCTTATGATGATGCTGCCTGTGTTGTCACATTAACATCTACTGCCTTGATCATGACATAAGCGGCTTCAAGCTCTGATATGTCAAGCAGGATAGCCACACTGTTATCGTATGCCTTGCCGTTGCCGTAGAGCTTGATCTTAAATACTCTCTGATCCTGTGTGAACTTGAACTCGTCTGAGAACTCAAGAATTCCCTCCTTGGATGATCCAAGTCCTGCAAAATACTCCTCAGGGAGTACGAGCAAAGCCTCACCTGTGGCCATCTCGGCTGAACGTACTACGTCAGTTGGGAATGGGAACAGATTTGTGGCGTATGTTCCGGCCGCTGTGATTACAGTAGTGGCCGGCATGATCTTCTCCAGATAATCTTTCTGGTTGCAGATAAGTGTAACCTGATCGAACACTCTTGTGCGTCCACCATGCTTTGTATATCCATCCTTAGCGCTACCGTCCTCGTTCGCCGCCGTAGTTGCTGCTGTAATCTCTCCACTTGTGTTATTGGTGTACCACACCTCTGTCTCTGCCAGTTTCGCAAGGATCTCGCCATAGTCCTTCGGCGTAAATGACTTTATCTTGACAGCAGTCTTTCTCGGATATCCTGTAGATGTGTTGACAGATACGCCCTGGTGAATGTCTCTATCCATTCCGATCGGCTGGTTGTGTCCTGTTCCCGAGATGATAGCCTTCTCAAGAGCTGTAGCAAGGGCTTCCTGAAGGAATGTCCTAATGTATCCATCGAGGAACACAGGGCCAAGGTCGAGCATATCCTTCTCGATCACTGCAAAGGCTGACAGCTTGTTCTCTGCCATCTTGACAGTTCTGAACGCTGATGTGATCTGCTTTGTGATCTCATCATTTACCTCGCCCCATACGGCTGTGTTTACAGTGTGATCGTTCAGGATCCACGAAGTAAGATACTGAACTGATACGAAGTTGATCTTGTCTAAGAGCGGATGCTCCTCAATGAGATGCTTGTATACATCCTCAATGATAGTCTGAGGCATTACCTCAGGTGTGAGAAGTCCGTTCATGGTCTGAACAGTCTTTGCCTTGCCTGCCTCGATTACCTTCTCGTAGAACTTAGTCTCGCTTGCGGTGAGCACCCTGAATCCTCTCTGTGCAAGTACGGCATTATCACCATTTGCCGACTGGAACTCCTCTCTGACGGTATCAGCAACCGCCTGTCCGAACTGCTCAAACGCTGCCAGCGCAGCGTCGTTGTCTCCTGATGCCATTGCTGTATTCATGGCGTCAACTGCCTGCTTAATAGCAGGGTTAGAACCTGGTTTGTACATTCTTTCTTCCTCCTGTTATGATAAATTTTTAAAGAATTTCTGTAAGAAATTGTCAGTCTGTTCCTGACCGTCAAGATGTGACGGATCACTCTCCTTACTCATCTGGTCTATAGTCTTCTGTATCTGGTCAAGCCTTAATGTCTGCTCTTCAAAGAACCTCTTCATGTCAGGCTTGTATCCAAGAATGGCGTCATGTATAGATGCCATGGCACTCTGCTGTGTCTCCTCATCCTCTTCATCGTCATCACCGGCTATCTCCGTTGCGAATCCATAGTCAAGACACTCCTGCGCTGTGAGCCAGGTCTCAGCGTTCATCATCTGCTTAATCTCGTCCTCTGAGAGGTTGCTGACCTTCTTGTATGCCTCGATGCTGGACTGGTTGATCTTGTCATTGTCCTCGGCTGCCTTGCGCATCTCCTCACTGTTTGCATAGCCAATGTATGACATACAATTGTGGATCATCATGAGAGCTATAGAGCCCATAGTCCTGACGTCTCCGGCACAGAATATGATCGTAGCAGCGGAACAGGCAAAGCCATCACAGTATGTGTGTACCTGTGCCTTATGTCTCTGAAGCGCTGAGTATATTGCAAGAGCCTCGGCTACCTCGCCGCCGTAGCTGTTGATGTAGACATTGATCGTGTCCACGTCAAGGCCGTCTATCTCGCTCTTGATGTCCCTCGCTGATACGCTGCCATCGTCGCCTATCCAGCTTCTAATAATCTCGGCACTTCCTGTGATATCACCATATATGTTGATATCTGCTGTTCTCGTATCGTCATCCCTGGTTATCTGATAAAATACTTTTTTACTCACTCTTTCCTTCACCTCCTTCCGCTACTCCCTTAAGGAATCTGTCTATTTCTTCAAAGTTTTTCGTTATGAAATGCTTTCTCGACCAATCTGTATTCAGTGGTTCTTTTCCAAGCTCCTCTCTGGTCTCATCTATGCAGTACACGCCTGATCCTATGAGTGTTGATACACTCGCCGCTACGTCGAAGAGGTCTCTGTGCTGTATACGGCTTGTGTCTGCCACATAATAGTTGCCTTTCAGATAGTTATCCACATCTCCTCGCTTATTGAGCGTGGATGTTATGGCATCTGCGTAAGGATCCACTCCGAACGTAAGGAACGCTCCAACAATCTCTTTCATGCTTGTTATATTTCCGGACATCATTGATTCCGGAATATGAAATGCCGAGGCAACCATCTTGAACAGATCTGCCCGAAGCTTCAGGTAATCATCTGATGTCTTAACATTTGCGCCTTTGTCCGGTTCGAGATCATATCCATCGAACTCTGGATATATCGCATTCTCTGATGATATGTAATCAGTTATCTGTTTTTTTACATACTCCTCAAAATCTTTCTGGAATTTTGCATCTCCAGCCCTCACGCCATCTATATGTAGCTTATACTTCTGTCCGTTAGAGTTCCGAAATGCTTTTGATGCTGCTGTCAGCATCTTGCTATAGTCCTCATACAAGCCATCTATGAGCTGGTGCACGTTGATGTCGTCCAGCGCGAATAGGTAATAGTCCTTGATCGTGAATACCTTGTTAAACGTAAAGGTTCCCACGGACACATTGGCATACACATCACCCTTGATGGGCTGGTCTCTCTGCTTTGTATAGCCGTCTGCACAGTACAGAGCTCCTGCAGCATCCACTACAAGAGCCTCACCTTTTCGGACCATGTTATTGATGACCTTGTGCCAAAATATTGAACTGTTTTCATTCGCGTTCGGAGATATATTCAGCAGATAGTAATCACGATTCTTCACCGGCTTGCCATTTTCATAGCAACGGATCTCCGATCGGGATATAGCATTGCTTATGAGCGATGTCGCTGTGTATATTGCTAGTTCCTTGTAATACAGTGATGCCGGTATATCTATGATTATTGTTCCGTCTGCTGCCCTCTTGGTCAGCGGGATTATCCTCTCGATAAAATTCCGGAATACTCCCATGTCTTACCTCCTATATCTTTATGACTCCCAGCCTTACATACTGCGGCCTTTCCTTGATCTCTGCCTCTGGTATCATAGACGCTACAAGCGCCATGAATGGATCGGTCTTTCTCGACCGGGCTTCAATCTTGGCATAAACAAAGGAGCCCTTGTCGGCTCCCTGGTCTCTTCCATATCTGATTACTTTAGTGTTGTTTGTCGCCCATCTGAGGACAACATCATCGCCCCAATGAAAGTAATGGTTGATGAAACAATGATCTATCACCGGAACTATCTTCATGATGTCTATCTGTTTGATCAATATGAGGTTGCCTCTCTCTTTAGAGAAGCCTATCTTGTCAAGTGCATCAGACATCAGTGCATATCTATAATTATCTATTGCCACCTTAGTGATGTTGTAAAGTCTTCCCATCTCCTGTATGTAACTGGTAATAACGGATGGGTGTATCTCCACATCGTCCACATAGCCCAGTTTCCCCGACTTTACCCATTCTTTCCATGGTGCCTGTATTCTCGGTATATCCTTTGATGCTGAGCATAACCAGGCATGATTGATATCATATCTCTGGTCTCCCTGCTTAAAATGGAAATTCACGGCTGCAAAGTCTGATGTCTTCATGTAATCTATCCCAACGGTACAGTTCCATCCCTTAAGATCCGGTAACTCCTGGTTGGTAGCCTTGATATTCTCCCAGTCTGTAACGCCGCATTCCTTGTGTCCACTTGGGCGGTTCATTCGCTTTGCCATGAATGCCGGAAGTCGATCCGGGTTCTTCTTCCAGTCCCTGTACTCTTTTCTGATCTCAGCTAAAAGGTTTGGCAAATACGGCAGTGATGGGTTTGCCTTTGTCCAGTTATCTTCATTGTCAACCTCTTTCACATCATCCAGGCGGCAAATAAATGGCAATAAGCCATTATCATCCTCTCCGTTATAGAGAATACCCTCTGAATCCGCTATAAGGTCGTCGAGAGGTCCTTCCCTTACATCTCCGTTTGTTGTGTAATACGATCGGCGAGGATGTTCCTTCTTGCCAAGGCCTGTTGTAAATACATCTATGTTTGCATAGTTCTCATACTGGTGGATCTCGTTGAATATGACTATTCCTGATCGGAGTCCATCCTTGCCCTTTGGGCTGTTTGTCCTGCCGATGATAGTGCTCTTCGTCTTAAGACTTACTATCTTTTCCTTAGTCCAGCTATAGAACCTGTGTATTTTTTTGATGATCCCTGGCATTTCAAAAAATCCGGTTAAATCTTTAACTGGTCTTGTTGCCTGATCCTCGTTATTTGCACAAATATCAACATCATATTCACGGATGCCGTTATATGGAGACGAGAGCAGGAAGCTCTCAATTGCTATCATTCCATCTTTTCCGGCGCCTCTTCCGATCATGGTAAAGAGATCCGGCCATCTTGGCATTCCAGTGTCATCCCAGTATGTGCAATCGTGTAATGCTATTACAAAACGCTGCCACGGGAACAGTTCAAATGGCACATACTGCTCGCACAAGTGCATATACTTTTGTAACTGTTCCGTGTCAACGTGAATTGGCTCATTCTCAAAGCACCATTTAACGTGTGCGACTAGGTTTTCCTGGTCTTTGCAGCATTTATAGGTGCCCTGTTCAACGATATCTATCCATTCCTGAATCTCCGGTATGTTGTCAATTCTAAAGATCGCCGTCGTCCTCCGCTATCTTGTCTGTTGTGAGTCCGAGTTCTTTCAAAATGGCGAGCTGACTTCTCGTGTACTGCGGCAGGAGCTTGACGTTCGGGTTATCTTTCTCGTACTCCTTGCCTGCTGCCGATGTGGCCGTATATGTCATACCTCGTTTCTTGATATCAGCCTTCATCTTCTTGATCAGCTTGCAATATTCCATGTAATCATCAACTAGCGCCTCAAAATGTGATACATCTGCACCCTTGGCTCTGAGCTGTGCCATGAGTGACTCTCTGATTTTTGCCTGCGACTGCTGTGCCATTTTTTGATCTCACCTCACTTTTTTCTCGCGTGCGTGCGCGAGGATGTTTTGTCGTGTCCATTCCCCCGTTGCTTTCCCCTCTCCAAAATCAGGGTAATAGGGGGTGGGGGGTACTCTACCAGCGTTCTTCATTCACGAAATGTTCTTCATCGTTGTGTTTATATCCATTCTTCTTCCACTTCTCAGGGTGGAGCTTGTTGTGGCACGCCTTGCATACCGGTATAAGGTTCTGATATGTCTTGCCACCATATGTATATGTCCTGCTGAGTGCCAGAGCTGGATGCTTGCGAACGAACTGTACATGGTGTACCGTGCTGAGCAGATGCTTGTTGCCTTCGTCGTCCACATCGTATCTGGTGATGACTCCTCGCTTCTTACACTCGGCACATTCGTAGTGATTCTCCTTTAGAATCTTATCCTTGAGTGATCTCCACTCTTTTGACTTGTAGAACCTCCACAGTTCATCCTTGTCTATCAATTCCTCTATCCACTTCTTAAGTTCATCAGCTTTCATACATTTCTCCACAACAAAAGCTCCGGTCTCCCGGAGCTCATATATATGTTTGAGGGCTTATCCTCATTTGGCGATGATATAACTATATCTGTTTTTTTGTCCTCCGAGTACCGCACTTTATATTTTTTTTGCCATCATGTAATAAAATTTGCGTCGGATTTCATAGAACAATGTTCTGCCACAAGGTACACCTTGCTGGTCTATCATGCGGAATGTACAACCTTCTGTTGTTACATATCTGAGGAGATACGGATATATCTCATCATATCCGGTGACTGCTGCCTTGGCTGTATCCTCAACCAATGCCACCTTAGCGATCAGCTCAGCCCTTCTCATTGCAGCGTCTGCTGTCGCGTCTGAGCCACCACCTGACCCAGTAGGCATCCCTGTAACCTGTGGGCTTCTGTAGGTGTCTGTATTGTTTTCTATCTCTGCCTTCCATTCGCTATACTGTAGGCAGTATGAGTATGCCGTAGCAAAGGCATGCTTGGATATTCCATACTTCTTGTTGATTGGCCTTACGTTTGGCATTATCTATCTCCTCCCTTGATATATTTTTATCTTGTAGCTCTATTTTGTAGCACATTTCTTTTCCATATAGCTCACCGCAAGTCTGCTGCTCTCTTTTTCAAGATCTCTCTGTCCGCGACATATAAGCTCTGTAACATACTGTTCGGCTTCTCTGTAGCTAACCGGTTCGGTAAAGTCTATGTATACTGATACCTTATGTGTACTCATACAGTTCTCGCACTCTACGGCCAGGCTATTCATTTCAATATCTTTCGTCTCTCTCATTCGTTACTCCTTTCTAAAAAAATCTTTCATTGGAAGTGGTTCTGCTGACAAACCGCCGTGCCTCACAATCTTAGTAGCATCATATAAATTCACTGCATCCTCTAGTCCTCTTGTGGAAAAATACGAAATGCCTGGCTTGTCAGTTTGATACCGAACATCATGCTTTTCACTAATAAAAAAAGATTTTTCATGCAACTGCTTTACAACCTTATCCACATCGTATGCTATTGGCTGTTCCTCTATATACTTTCCAAAGGCTCTTAAGCTGGATCGTATTGCAGTCAATACATCTCTTGTCAGAATGCAGTACACGCCTGTTCCTGCAATACACTTTTCAGTTACAATTCTTTCTTGTTCATTTACCCAATCGGTCAGCCTGTCTGCATCGATTAATCTCATCCTTTTCCAGCCCCCTCTCTATTTTTTTGATGTGCAATATATAATATTTCTTTCCTGGCTCAGCTCCCCACTCTGGCTTGCCCGTGCCTATACTGAGCGTACACATTGCCTTTATCTGAGGAGCCACCTTTGAATATCCATTGCGGAATATCACTGGCACTGGCCACTCTACCTGATCCATCTCTGGTAAAACATTGTGCAGCACCTCATCACCTACGCATATTGCACCGAAGGCATTCAGGAGTCTGCTGTCGTAATATTCTTTTATCTCTCTGTATTCCTCTTTCTTCTCGCCGGACGCAATCATATCAAACCACATACGTTTGATCGGTAATGTCAACATTCGCTTTATCCTCCAGTCTAATGATCATTTGTAAATAACTCCTTGTACACATCCCTCTCTCCCTCACATCTGGCGAGCGATACCTCGAGACTGTGTATCTTGTTTCTAAGTTCCCCTGACTCTGATGTGTCTATCTCTAACAGCTCCGCTACAGGCATGTCTGTTTCATCTGCAAGCACGATGCCCAGCGCATCCGCTATAGCCTTACGCACCGCATCATATTCAGCGTCTGTTATTGTCTTCTCATAGCCTACGCAGTTCTCGCTCCTGGTGTACTGTATCATTGCCGGTGATGCATACATCTTTCCCTGATATACGATCCTTACGTCTGCATCATCTATGCATCCCTCTCTCAGCCATCCCTTTCTCAGCTTGATGTATGTTGCTATCCTTCCATTGTCTGCGAGGATGAGCGCCGGGCTTTCTCCCTGTGCGCTCTGTACTATCCATATCTCTCCCGGTCTTGCTGTGTCCATTTTGTTCTCCTTCCTTGTCGCTCTTGATATCGCAATGCTCGCTGTTGGATCTGAATATCCTTCACTGTTCTTTCCTGTCATTAATCCTCCTTTATGATCATCATGTCTTTTGCCAGCGCATAACCATATTCACGGTTCGCCCCCTTGGACTGCTGCCAGCCGTCAAGCATATATATCGTGTCGCATCTATCCAGGAGTCTCAGACATATGTCCATACACTCCTCATATGACCATTCTTTAGGCAGCTGTGACAGGATGCGTGCTGGATTCACCACCGCCGCATCCGTGTATTTCTCTTCAAGATACTCCTCGGCGTCACCGAACTTGTACATGTAATCATTTACTTCTGTAATTGGTCCGCTTAAGTATATTCTTGTCATCATCTTCCCTCCCATTTGGTATTAATCTCCATCATCAAGATAATTTTTTCTGAATATATTCATAAATTCTACCCTTGTGTGCTCTCTCTCAAATGCACGCTGACCGTCTCTCTGAAGTTTCCGCATATTGTCTGCGTTGTTGTGGACTGCTGCCGGTCCAGCAGTATGATGTTCTATGCACAGATACACCTTGAGGCCGTATGCCTCAGAGTGTATTCTGTTTGGGCCTCCGAATATGTGATGCTCCTGCAGAGGCTTCCTTCCGTAGTCTCCGTTAAGTCTTGTGCACAGATAGCAGGTGCCGTCTTTAAACTGCAGGATTGACGGCTTATGCTGTTTTCTTTTTTTCTTGTATACCGGCTTAGGGTACATCATTTCATATTCTCCGGTGTCGAAGGTGTAAGGTCTACACCTTTCAGGGCTTCCAGTGTCTTCTCGTTCTTCTCATCGTGACGGAATGTCGCTGTCATGCGGCATATGTTATTCTGCCAGAGCACACCTACCTTGCTGTAGAACGGATCAGATGGTGCATATTCTCCATGTTCCTCGTCAATGTTGCCTTCTCTCAGGTTGATAAACGCCTCGTTGAGCAAGTAAAGCATTCCTGTGTCTGTGTCCTGAAGGTATCTCTGAACTGTACCGGCTGTGCCTATCTGGAGCGTATTTGTGATGGTGAGCGGTCCCATGGTGTAAGGTTCAACATATATGCTCATAGGCATTTCTATTTCGTACTGATTGCCCTGCTTGTCTGATCGGAATCTCTCTCCCGGCTCTGGGAGCTCACCGGCAAGTGCTATTATGTTTGCAAGCGTCTGCTTCGGGATGTATTCTCTTTTGATCTCTACTTCCCAGAATCTTCCTGCCAGATACACCCAGCCGTCTTCCGTCTGGGCTACTACCAGCCCATCTGTCTTATATGCCTTCTTCATCAGGGCATTCAGTGTCTTTTCGTTCAAGAACATTGTCTTCTACCTCCTTCTCTTCATTTCCATTTATGCAGGCTCTTAAATACTTGTGTGGCACATTTGCCTTGACGCCGTTATATATGACGTCCGCCTTACCTACATCCCTCATAATGTTCATGAGTTCGTTCACTTTAAGCTCAACCCTTGCATCTGCAGTGAATGCGTCTATTATTCCCATGTCCTCTACCTCCATGTCATTTTCTGCCCGCACCAGTGACAGTGCGTGTGTCTGTATGCTACCCTCTTGCCGCATCTTGGACAGGCGAAATAATTCTCGCCCATTCTCACGGCTTTGATTGCCGTCTCGTACTCTGATGTCAGCCGGCCTGAAAGCTGTGCCGCTCTGTCATAGTCGCTTATGATATCGATAGCGCCCTCAACTGCTGCCAGCTCACAGGCTGATAACTGTTTGTCCTTGATGTCCATCAGGTACTTAAGTATGTCATCGTTGGTCACTTGATTTCTCCCTTCCTGATCACCTGTTCTATGTCAAAGTGGCTAAAGCATTCATGATAACCTTTCTCGCTCCTCATTAACACATAGTCCCTGTATGACTTCACTACAGTCCACCGCACCCACTTTGTATATGGGACATTGTTCTCTTTGCCGCCATATGATAATATTTTCACCCGCCTGCCAGGCTGGCAGATGATATTGTGTCTTGCCGTGATCTCGAATCCTTCCATGTCCGCTCCTTTCTACTTCCAGCCATGTAATTCATGGAGCTGTTCCTTAAGCTCTGTCATGTTGTGCCTTACTCCTGCCATTAGGCGGAGAGCATCCGCCGGGTGATCTTCTCTGATAAGTGTCTTGATCTGTCTGAGCGTTCTCAGAGTGTCAGCTTTAAGGACTGCATAATCCTCTTCACGTGCCTTGACCTCTAGGCTTTCTGCGGAATTTTGCGCCGGCGCAATTACTTCTGTTCCTTCAACATCGCTTTCAGACGCTGTGCATCCTTCTTCAGATCGTTCTTCGCCTTCAGAATCTGCTCGTTCAGGTTCTGAAGCTGATTCTCCAGTGCTGATGTATCCCGTCTCTGCTGTTTCATCCGCACTATCATCGCTTTTATGTCCTGCCTCTCCGCATACAGTATTTCCAGCTGTTTCACTATGTCCATCTACTGCCTCCTCTACATCGTGATGTATCTCTTCTTCCTGTGCCAGCGACGTATCCTCTGTCTTCTTGCTCTCTTCTCTCTGATCTGCTGCCACATCTGCATTATCTTGTTCACTCGCTTCCTCCTCTCCGAAGTGTGTGCCACTATCTACTTTTATCAAATCATTCATTAAAAACCTCCTCTATCTATACAAAACACAACTGTCCGCTCTCTTCTTCGCCTATCTTCATGTTTGGCATTCTCTTCCTTACACAAAGTTCTGGAAGATTCGACCTCACCATCGCTGCCGGTATAGGTGGACAAACTGCATTTCCACATCTCTTAACCTGTTCACTTCTTGAATATGTCTTACCTGTGCTGTCACGATCTATGATGTAATCATCCGGGAATCCCTGGCACCCATATAGTTCCTTTGGTTCAAGCATTCGGAGACCAATATCCACTATCTGATACTCAACGCCTTGGATTGTTACAAGTCCGAACCGGTCTCTTGATGTCACTGTATCAAGCGGCTGTTCTATGTCCTGCCCTGTACCCTCTCCGTAGTATTTAATCAAGAATGCTCTGACCTCTCCAAAATGTCCGGCTGATGTTGTAACTGTATGCAGCGGTTCTCTCTCATCCTGACCTATCCCTGTCTTGTAAAACTTGCTGAGGAACGAAGTCACAAGGCCATATCTGTTTGAGCTGTCTACTGTCATGATCGGATTCTCTATACCTTGACCTCTTACCTCATCTGAATTGGTCTCCGAATGATATTGAATAAGTGTAGGACTTATTAGACAGTGCTCATTCTTGCTGACAATAGTTGTAAGTGGTTCTCTCACATCTTTGCTACGATCTGCAGAGAATCCAGTCTGACCTATCTGAACCATATATGGTTCTACAACTCCATATCCGTGCTTCCCTGTAATCGTCGGCATTGGATCTCTTATGTCCTGTGGCTTTCTATCGCCACCATGATTGCACTGGATGATGAACGGCTCCGGATTATCCAGAACGAACTTCTTCAGCCCTCTTGCAATCCTCTGCATAGTCTTTGGTGCAAGCGGCCTCACCGCCCGGATGCCATACTTCTCCTTGATCTCCTCTGATGTATCAAAGATACTCGGACAAGGTAAGCTGAAATCAAGCTGTGTATATGCTCCAACATAAGGCTTGAGCAGTCCCGCCTTGACCTCTTCACTGTCTGCCGGTGCATGTGTGGGCTTTGGCCACATGATCGGTGCACCATCACACCTTGCGATCATAAAGAACCTTTTTCTTTTTGTCGGTGCTCCGTAATCAGCAGCCACAAGCTCTCTGAACTGTACCTCATACCCCAGATCATTGAGCTGTCTCACAAACTGTCTGAATGTGTGTCCCTGTTTGTTCTTGATCGGATGATGCCCCCGGTTGAGTGGTCCCCAGGTCTTGAACTCTTCAACATTCTCTAACATGATCACTCTCGGTCTCACAAGTGCCGCCCATCTGCAGGCCACCCACGCAAGGCCTCTGATGTTCTTATCCTTTGGTTTCCCACCCTTGGCCTTGCTGAAATGCTTGCAGTCCGGAGAGAACCAGGCAAGAGCTACCGGGTGTCCCTCACAGGCTTTCACAGGATCAACCGCCCACACGTTCTCACAATAGTGCTTTGTGTTTGGATGATTGACCTTATGCATCCTGATGGCTTCCGGATCATGATTGATTGCTATATCAACGCTGTAGCCTGTAGCCATCTCAATTCCTGTTGATGCTCCACCGCCTCCGGCAAAGTTATCAACGATAAGCTCTCCGTTTATCACTCGTCGCCCACCTCCAGAAAGTCAAACAACGTCGGTGAATCCACCTCATTCTCCTCAGACTGCAGATATCCAACTCCATCCCTGAAGTAATCCGGATTCAATTCGCACCCCTTGCCGAACCTGTGCATCTTCACCGCCATCATTGGAACTGTCATAAGTCCGCCAAATGGGTCATATACCACATCGCCCTTGTTGCTGTACCTGTTGATGATTCGCTCCACGATATCAAGCTGTAATGGGCATACATGCATAGTCGCTCTTCTGCGGCTCTGTGTCGTGTTGAGGGTCCGCATCCTGTTGATGTCGTCCCACACTTCAAGCTGATTCCAGGATCCCGGAGCAACCACCATGAATGTAGCTGGAAGCCTGCCATCTGTATCCAGGTACTTTGCAAGTGCCACATGCTCCTCATAATTGTATACGTGCTCTCTGCTGTACTGCCTGTACACTCTCTGTAAGTTGTCCACAGATACACCCTCAAGCTCCTCTTTGCTTATCAGCCTGTCTCCTGAACTTCTCCAGTATCCATGAGCATCTATCTGCCACTGTGCTCTTGTGTACTCATCCTTGGACTTTGTAACCGGATCATCAGCGTATGCCTTGCTGTGATCTGTTGGCAGCTTGCGGAATAACAGGATATATTCAGGACATCCCACACCCATCTTGGTGCCATCCTTGCACTGCTCAGTCCATCCGAGCCGGTATGTCTGGTTGTTCTCTCTTACAACATCCGTAACCACTGTTATCATTCCAAAATACTGGAAGCCATGACGCATATAGTGTTCTATGCAATCAGCGTGGAATGGCTCAATAGTCGGCATTCCTGTGCCGGTAGCATTTCCAAACAACACTCTATCCTTAACGTGGATGGCCGCCACTCTTCCCGGCTTCAGCACCCTCAAAAGCTCCGGTGTCAGGAAGTTCATCTGTTCAAAGAACCGCTCTGTATCCTGATTGTGTCCGAAGTCGTTATAATTTGCGCTGTACTCGTAGTGATTGCCGAACGGTATCGACGTATGTATCAAATCAACACTGTTGCTCTCCATTGCCCTTGTCTCTTCCACACAGTCGCCATACACAGCCTCATAATGCTTGCCTCTTACCGTTCTCTCTTCTCTTGTGCCTTCCACACCCATCTTCCTTTCCAATCTCTCCGTCTTGTTTGCCGAATCAAGGCCATATTTCTTCACGATCTCGATCATCTTCTTGACCATGTGATTATGATTCTTCCACTTCTCGATCAGTGCGTCCTTGATCTCCCGCTCATTCTCCATGTAGATGATGTCTATTACTACTGTGTCCTGCTGCAGGAACCTGTAACACCTGTGCACCGCCTGTATGAAGTCATTGAACTCATAGTCAATGCCAACAAATATCTCCCGGTGGCAGAATCGCTGGAAGTTACATCCTGAACCACTGATTGACTTCTTGGTGGCAAATAGCCTTGTCTTGCCATTGGAAAAATCTATAACTCTCTGTTCTCTGAGGTCGTAATCCATGGATCCGTATATATCCACTGTCTCTGGCAATACTTTCTTGATTGCGTGTCTCTCTGCTTCCTGGTCATGCCACAGAATGAAATGATCCTCCGGAGAGCTATCAACTATCTCCTTCATCTTCTCGACTCTGGCATCTATGCTCTCCCGCTTGATCTTTGCAGCTTCTTTAAGTCCTGTACTTGCCTGTGTGAAAAGCTCCATCTGGCCATCCCTGTCAACTGAATCTCCGTAGTGTATAGGTATCTCATGCCACCTCACATCCAATGGCGGGAGTACATAACCATCATCGGAGTAATCTGGATTGAGATCCGATGGTTTTGTGATAAAGAGCGCCCAGCTACTCACCCACAACCAAAACTCATCTTCCATGTTCGGGTACAGTGTCAGGTTATTTGCCTTTGTTGAATCCCTCTGGAAAAATCTTGTAAGTGCCTGTCCTGTGTCCATGACTTCAAGATATCCAGCATAGTGTATAAGCTCCTTGTACTTGTTCGGTGATGGTGTAGCGGTCGCTACGAGCTTGTAAGGTACATTTTTGAACTTGTCAAGGAACGTCTGGTATGTCTTAGATCCAAATGATCTAAGCACGGATGCTTCATCAAGTGAGGTTGCCGCAAAATACGATGGATCTATATCTCCGTCTCTCACTCTCTCATAGTTCGTCAGAACGATCTGACTTGTGCTTGCCTCAACCTCTTCCATGGTTCGGCAATATTCAGGTTTCTCATAGCCCAGAAGCTCTACAGCATCCCTTGTGAACTCCTGCTTAACTCCAAGCGGTAATACAATCAACGCTCTACCGCCGGTATGTTCTGCTGCAAGGTGGCAAAACTCTATTTCCTGTGCAGTCTTGCCAAGCCCAAACGACTCAAACAAGGCTCTACGTCCGCCCTTCAGCGCCCATGCCACCGCATCCCCCTGATGTGGCTTTAGGGCTTTATTTAAGCGGCTCTTATCGACCTCAAAGCCGCTATCAGTAGCAAGCTCTATCTTGCTCTCTAAAAACTCTCTGTATGTCATTCACTTCTCAGGAACCCGCTATAGCATTACCCCGGCCGGAGGTTCGGCTCCTTTCGTGTGTTATTTGTTTAGATTATCGGCAAGAATCCTCTATTCCTTTCTTGTCGTTATTGTATGTTTCATGTAAAGTGGCCAGAGCTGTTCCCACAGATCCTTGTTTGCCACCTCTTTCCCTTTTGTTGTCATGTAGCCATCCAGCGCCCAGCGTGCCAGATTCTTAGTCATCATGGAGAGCACAAAGTCATCTGCTGAGATGATCTCTATCTCGCAAGGCCTTGTGAATCTGGATAATGCCACCGTGATGGCTGATATCGTAGCTGCGTGGTAGGTGCCGTATATCATTCCAGAGCCTTCCACTCTTGCGACTTTGCCGCCCTGGGAGTGTTCCAGGATGTAACTGTATGTCTTGTGCGTCTCCTTTGTTGATGCGCTGTCCACGCTTACATATATGCGCTCCATTTACTCCCTCCTCCTTCTCATCGTGTATCTTCGGTATGAGTAACTTGTTACTGGGTTGATGCCCTCGTATATCCTGACTATCTCATACCCTTTCTTTGGCTTTGGTTCTCTCTTCCAGTGCAGGAGCTTGTCCACCTTCGGTTCAGGGAGCGGCATGTTGCGTGATGTTGAGTATGATGCCTGCCGGATTCGCGGCTTTGACATAGTGCCATCTTCCTTCTCCTCTGTGGTGTTCTCATCCTTGGTCATGTATGCAGCCAGCTTGCTGAAGTCCTCATCATATATCTTGTCTGATAGTCTGATCTGCTCAGCATATATACCGCCTTTCTCCCACACATTTTTTACGATGGATGATGTGTCTCCTATCTCATTCACAACAAGGTGTATGTGCCATGCTCCTTTTGTTCCCTGTTCTATGTTGCGGATCCATCGGAGCTCTTGCCCTCGCTTGGTATATTCCCTCTTCACCTTCCGGATCATCTTCTGGAAGTCTGCTATTGCGTCCTTCATCGTGGGCGGTCTGTTCCTCTTCTCGTATGTGAGTGTCAGGAACGTATCTCCAAAGTCGAAATATTCCAGGAGCTTATGCCGGCATCTCTTCACCTTGCTCTGATGATTGACGTATGCCATCTGCTCCGGTGTCGGTTTTGCTCTCGGCTGTCTCTTCCTGCCCGGTGATCCATATCTTCCATCGTGGTACTCTTCCACCTCGATGATGTTCTTCTTCCGGAAGAGGTATGTCTTTCTCTTAACTATGTAATCACCCTCTTTGGTCATATATTTAATAACTTAATCAAGTAGGAAACAGGGCTCCCAAGTCCCTGTTTTCCTTGCTTTTTTTTGGCTGGGTGATATAATATAAACAGTATATATTTTTACTTTTTCACCCTGACAGGCGTTTGCAGACGCTTGTCTTTTTTATATTTCAATCCTGTACCACATGGTCAGCATCAAGTCCTGAAACTTATACGGCATGTCCATGTCCGGCCGAATGGGTTTCATGAGTCCAAGCCGTTCATAATCCCTATGCTTGATCTCAAGGTGGCAGTCATACTGCTTTACTTCTTCATCTCCTGTGATTCCCAGCTCGGCAAGCTTCGCGCCACCTCTGATGAATTCCAGTGAAGTCTTATAGCCTGTGAATACCATGTTGCCGGCTCTGATTATCTGTATGTGATCTGATCCGGCTCTGTACGCAAGTGCCTCACTCATCTTCATCCAGCTCATCCTCCTCGTCGTAATACACCATGATATCGTAGTCATCCACGAAACCGTCATTTGCATAGAAGAACAGAATAAGTATTGTTACGCTGATCAGGAGCACCGGCATGAGCACAGCAAATTCTTTCCAACTCCACGCCATGCGGAGCAGGCTGTACAGTGACATGATTGCCGACAGCAGCGCTGCTCCAACCACGGTGTAGAGTATTGCATTTTTTATTGCTCTTCTTTTTTTGATTTCTTTGTTCTTCATTTTCTTTCTCCTTCTGGTGGCGCTCTTTGCAATGTGTCGTCACCTCCTTGTATTTTTGTCTGCGCTGACAATAAAAAGTCTTTACGGAGTCGAACCGCCCACGGCTTGCGCCGCCTCCCGGAGAGACCTTGACCTATCTTATACCGATGGCTTTCTCAAGCTTGGCTCTTGAGATGTAGTACCACCATTTACTTTTGTTCTTGACTGCGTAGCCTATCGGCAGCTGCCCACGCTGTAATCCCGTCCGTATGAACTGCGGGGACACCTGCATCAGCTTTGCAGCCTCATTCACTGTGATACGGTTATCTTCTGCCTCATTCATCGTTATTCCTCCTCTTACTCCAGCCAGTTGTTATCTAAGTAGCAGAACCCATATACCAGAGCGGCAGTCGCCGCAATCCAGAAGATCCAGAAGGATATGACCCCGCCCTTCGATTCTGTCTCGAGATAGCTGATCGTCTCTTCTATGTTCGAGTTCTCGAAGAATCTGCTATTATCCGAGATTGAGCCATTGTTGAGCCGCGTAAATATAGTGCCGGCATGTTTCACCTCTACGCCGTAGTATCTATATCTGACGTAGAACGAATCATATATTGTGTCTATATCTACTGCTGCCGGGAGCCGAATCTTGCCTGAAGAAAACTCAACTCCGCAAAATGTCACTTCTTTGCATCTGATATCCTCTCTATCCGCTGTGTCCCAGGTCCAGTACACCTCTGTGGTGGTGTGTGTGTTTCCATTGCCATCCACCACGGTCACTGTCCGTGTATGCTGTGTGTATATTTCCTTGACCTTTTCCACGTACATGTATTCACCATCTAATTCCGGATAGGATACTGTATCGACTGCCTGGAGGTCTCCATACACAAATGCATCTCCAACGCTGGTGTCCATCCCATGTCGAAATAGTTCCTGGCTGTTTATCTTGACCGCTTTGTTGTACTTCTCGTTCTTGTCCATCTCATGCTCCGATATCTTGCCAGAGATCAGGAATCCTACTGCGATCATCACGGCAACTATAGATATGCTGGCCAGTATTTCTCTTTTTGTTATTTCCATGCGTTACCTCTCTTTAAACAGATCCTGCGGAGCATCCACAGGTGCGCTGTAGTTGAGGTATTCATATTCCTGCGATTCATAGCCCAGTATTCCAAGGAATACTCGTGTCGGGAACTTTCTCACATATCTTTTGTATTCTTTTACCTGTTTGTTATAATTGCTCCGGTATTCAGCTATCAGATTCTCAGTCATCGACAGCTCGTTCATCAATGTCTTGTAGTTCTCATTCGACTTCAATTCCGGGTACGCCTCGGCTACCGCCGTGATGGCTGTAGTAACATTTTCAATGTCTCCTGTGGAATTTCCCCGCCCATCCACTATAGCTTTGAGCGTCTCTGATTCATGCGTGTCGTACTGTTTCACGCAGTCTGCAAGATTGTATACAAGGTCAACCCTTCGCTTTTCCTGGACTTTTATATCTGATGATGCCGTATTCACCTGCTCCTCCAAGGCTATCGCCCTGTTCTGTGAGCTCTGAATACCAAGCACTACCATGAGCGTTACTGCTATCACTCCGGTGCCGATTATTATCGGTAATTTCCATTTTGTGTTTTCCATCTTTTCTCTCCTTTGAATTCTTGTGTTATACTTCCCTTACAGGCTCCCGCCAGAGCCAAATTCTGCACCATTCTATTTTGTGTACCAATATATGAACATCGTATAAATCACGCATATCGTTATGACATACGGCGGATACCATTTTTTACTTCTATCCAGCTTTCTCATAACGGCTATTGCAATCGCAGATGTGATATATACTATTGCTGTCGCCAATTCTATAGTTGGTGTCATTGAACTCTCTCCTCTACTGAGTGATTTGTTTAATAGTCCGACCAATTTCCTCCGGGTCTATGACCGCATCTTTTTGTAGTAAACACGTGATTCAGCTACCGTCCTGGCCTGTACCAAGATTGCCAAGGCGGCTATAGTATCCGCCGATGCCCCGTTGTCCATTATCGAGTCCTCTATGTATTCAATTGTTTCGTCTAACTTCTCCATGTTGAACATTCTCATTCTCCTTTTTCTTGAGTTTTTTATTTCTGCCCCCTATACTTTGTGTATCCAGCCTCGGTCAAGGCTGAGAAGTCAAAGAAGGGAGGGAAGTGTATGTATGACGATATTGCTATTGAACAGCGTGTCCATGATCTTGCTGTTCAGGCGACTATTCATAATTACAAACTCGATGGTGTTGAGATTACAAACGAAAACGCCTTTGAGTTTGCCATGATGTATCGTAGCCTTTTAAAAGAGATTCGTAGGTCTATCGTAGAAGGTCGCTCAGATCTTCAGTAAGTACCAACCGTCTTTCTATGTCGGCAATAACGTGCTGGACCTCGTCCTTCGCGTTGTTGCCGATCATTTCAAGCTGTTTCACCGTGAATCCCTTCTTAGGTAATGTCTTTATAAAGTTTCTAAACTCTTCCAGAGCTGCGTTTCTCTGGTCGTTCAATTCTTTGTAATCAATATCCATATGCATTCTCCTTTCACGTATACACTCGCATTATGCGAGTATGTGATTAAAAAAAATATTCTGTACTGTCGTATTGTAGTAATTTGCTATCCTGATTTTTATTTCATCAGTTGGTATTCTTCTACCTATTTCATACATCGCATATGTAGACTGACTTATTCCCAGCGCCTTAGCTACCTCTGCCTGCGTTTTAGTGCCTCTAAGACTTATCAATCTTTTAGCAATCGCCTTTTTATCCAATTGCCTTCCTCCTCTCTTTTGTTTTATGTTATCGCCTCATGCGATATTCTGTAAATGATATTATCGCATTGTGCGAGTATTGTCAATCACTTTTTGCGATATTTTCTCTTGACTTTATCGCATTATGTGATATTCTACTATTATAGGAGGTGCTTATATGGCTGAATTAAAGGATATTTTAAAAAAATTACGTGCTGAAAAAAATATGAGTCAAGCAAGCCTGGCGAGTGAATTAAAAGCAGGAGTAAGCACTGTGGCATCATGGGAAGTAGGTAAAAGATTTCCTAGTCGTGAGAATATGGAGCAATTAGCTGATATCTTTAATGTAGATTTAGCATATTTATATGGCGAATCTGAAATACGCCAGCGTATACATATAGATAATGATGGAAACGCCATGATTTCTATGGATAATCTAGCAACTCAGATACCAGTCCTCGGACGTGTTGCTGCTGGAATTCCAATTCAAGCAATTACAGATATTGTCGATTATGAAGAAATACCATCTAGTCTAGCCAAAACTGGAGATTTTTTTGCATTAAAAATAAAGGGCGAAAGTATGGAACCTAAAATCAGTGATGGTGATGTTGTAATTGTAAAACAGCAAGATGATGCCGAGACCGGAGACACTGTTATTGCATTGATCAACGGTGATGATGCCGTATGTAAAAGATTGCGGAAGTATAAAGAGGGGTTGGAGTTAATATCCACTAACCCTAGCTACTCTCCTCTTTACTTCGATGAAGAAACTATAAAAACTAAGCCAGTCCGAATCATTGGCAAGGTTGTAGAATTGAGAGCTAAATTTTAATGGAGTAAATTATGCAAAAATTTATTTTTGAACATCTAATCGAAGATGGAGAAGAAAAGATATTTGATTCTGAAAAGGATGCTATTAAATATGCACTAACAATGCATAGTAACTATACTGGCGATATGGTAGTTGTTGAGGTTGATGTTTCAGCAAAACAACTGATCGATTATAAATCTGGTATTCCAATTCCATGCACTACTTATCGCAAGGAAGTATGGACAAATTAAACTTGAAGGGGCTAAAAAAATGCGCATTATGCGCATTTTGCTATTGACTTTTATACGCATAGTGCGTATAATATAATCATAAGGAGGTAAGAAATGACAGTCAGAGAACTTGAAAAACTTCTTCTCCAAGATGGTTGGATTGCAGTCAAGCAGGTTGGCTCACACAGGCAGTACAAACACCCTAACAAACCTGGTAAGGTTACAGTTCCAATACATAAAGGTGATGTAAGCAAAGGAACAGCAAATTCAATATTGAAACAGGCGGGGCTTAAATAAGCCCTGCTGGTTACACATAGAAAGGGGTTTTATTATGAAGTTAGTATATAAAGCAATATTTACACCATTTGAAGATAGTGAAGGCTACACTGTTGAAGTGCCAGATCTTCCGGGATGCGTTACAGAAGGTGACAACCTGGCAGAGGCTATTGAAATGGGACAGGATGCCGCATCTGGCTGGATCCTCGGAGAACTTGAAGATGGTCATAGTTTCCCACGTCCAAGCGATCCATCTTCTATCGCTATTCCGGAAGGATCATTTGCCAATTTTCTTGTATTAGATATTGATGCCTATTCAGAACGATATGGAAGTAAGTCCATTCGCAAGAATATAACTATTCCGGCATGGCTCAATACCTACGGCGAAAAGAATAATGTAAACTTTTCTAAAGTGCTTACAGATGCTCTGTTAAAACAGGCATCTAACTAGATTACATCGGAGCTCTCAGGTGCCTATGGATCCTTAAGCATGGACAGTATGATATGAGTCGGTGACAAATTGTCACCAATTAGGGTACAATTTGTACCCCTGTTCAAACTCTGGCCGGTGATGAATCGGTTACAAAATGTAACCGGTTTAAAATTAAACAAAAAATCCTCCAGGTGCTACCAACACCCGGAGGACTGCTACCCATAAACATAGGCTTATGAATAGTCACAAATCGCAATATGATTATATCATAAGCCTTCGGATTTTAACAGGGCTTATTTTTTATGCCCTTTTTTAGGAAGGATGATGAAGTATGAGGAATGCGAATGGTTTTGGATCCGTATATAAGCTATCTGGCAAGCGACGCAAGCCATGGGCGGCACGCAAGACTGTAGGCTGGACATTTGATGAAGACCGCGGAAAATCATATCCTATCTATAGCTTTATTGGATACTACGAAACCAGGGCGCAAGCTCTGACTGCTCTGGTCGAATATAATAAGGATCCCTATGATCTACACCACGATACTATCACCTTTGCCGAGGTCTATGATAAGTGGTCTGATATACACTTCGAGAACGTAAGCAAGTCAAATATCAATGGATATAAGGCGGCTTATGCATTGTGTGATGATATCAAGGATATGCCAATGCGTCAGATAAAGCTGGATCACCTGCAGAAGGTTGTTGATAAAAGCGGTAAAAATACACCTACCTTGAAAAAATTGAAAATCTTATTTGGACTTGTGTATGACTACGCTGTGATCCATGAGATTGTGCCACAGGATAAAAGGGATATGGTCAGGTATGTCGATATATCTAAGCCAGGAAACCCGAACTCTATCAAACGAACGCCATTCATGAAACGCGAAATAACGACCCTCTGGAGCCTGTACAAGTCCAACTACTATTTATCTGTTGTATTGATCCTTATATACACTGGTGTGCGTATAGGCGAGCTCCTGGAGCTTAAGAAAGAAGATATACACATGGATGAACGATGGTTCTATGTAAAGGAATCAAAAACAAATGCAGGAATCAGGGAAGTTCCAATCGCAGACAAAATATACCCTTTATTTGAATACTGGATGTCAAAGGATTGTGACAACCTTATCTGTACCCCTGACGAAGAGCCTTTTACTTATCAGAACTATTATGACTCCTACTGGATTCCTCTCATGATTCAGCTCGGCTTTGGGAAATTTATCGTTGTTGAAGGGAAAAAGGATCCAGTATATGAGGGTCATAGACCGCATGATGCAAGGCACACATGCGTATCCCTCTTAACCGCCGCCGGAGTCGATGAACGAATCGTAAGGTCGATAGTCGGGCATAAGGGCCAGGGAGTCACAGAAACTGTATATACACACATTGAACTGCCACTTAAACTGGAGGCGATAAACAAGATATGAGTAGATCAATATATAAAAACAACTACGCAAAGGCGAACTACGACAGGATAACACTTCAGGTCCCTAAGGGCACAAAAGAGGAATGGAAAGCTCTGGCCGCTGATAATGGTCTGAGCTTAAACGAATATATCTGCAGGCTGGTAGCTGGTAATCAGGTGGAGATCTTTGACAGGATGCAGATCGCCGATAAATACAGAAGAATGATCAGAACGCTTACCGGCAGCACTAAGGAAGGCTACACAGTCACGCTCAAGGATGGTTTTGTGTATGAGGATGGAACATCTCAGTTCTGGTCAAAATCTAAGCCAGAACTACGAAAAAATATAAAGAAGTGTCATGCACATGACACCTTGTAGAGTGTTACTAGTGTGTTTCTAGTGTGTTACTAGTAGCGAAAAAATAGGGCATTCTTGGGTGGTTTTTGCGCCGGCGCAAAATAAAGAAACCCCGCAGAAACACTTGATTTCTGCGGGTTCTTGAAAATCTGAATTTGATCGTTCCTTATCTCTTTGAGAACTGTGGAGCACGACGAGCGGCCTTGAGACCGTACTTCTTT